TACCGCTTTTGTAACTATGCGGTCTTTGGTAAGTATAATTGTATCGTTTACAACAACTTCCCTAGTTTGAGTAACTATTTTTTTAGCGGTGCAACTTGTAAAGAGTAGTAATATTACTATGCTATATTTCAGCATTACGTTTGGCTTTGTTTTTTATAGTTAAATCAAAACCGTTAGGCGCCACTTTAAGCAGCTTTTGCATTGTTGCTTTACTGTTAGTTACATCTTTGTAACTATCCGCGTTTAAATCGGCTAATTTATCGCCTACTAACACGCAACCCCTTGTTTGGTCTTTGTAGTTTCCAATATGAATAAGAATAAAAGAACGTCCAGGAACGTCTTGTATATGGAAATGCTTATTGTATTTAGCGCTTTGCCTAGGCGCCACTTTATAATCTCCTAATGGTATGCAGCTTTCGTTCTTTTTATTAGCGTTCCAGGGCAACTCTAAAGTCTTGCAACTAAATAGCTTTTTACCTTCGTCGTCTTTTATTACTAAACTACCTAGGGTTTGTTCGTCTTGTGCTAACTCCCTTGTTAAAACTGCTTCCATATTAAAATTTTTTGTCTTTGTTATTTTTAATTAAACTCCTTAAGCCGTCCACTATTGTATCGGGCGCAAATAAAAAGCCAATGCCTACAATTAGTAAAATAGCAAATTGAAATACCTTACTATCTTGCACTATAAATATATAAGCTATTCCAGCCGCTATAATTGCAAGGCCCAACAAGGTAGTTTTCCAGCCGGCTATTATGTTTTTCATTACTTACTATCTTTTGTTTTCCTAACAATACCGTTTTTTACTACCGTATTTTTAGGCGCCTTTTTACTTAATGCTTTGCCTTTTGCAGCATCTTCGTATTTTTCCATTTCTTTGCGCAGCTTTCGTTCCTCATTCATTATATACCACTTTTGCAAAGTATAGCCAATGGCTACCGCAGTAAGTAATATTTTAAGGGTTATATCTATTTGCGTAAAATTAAATGCCAAGGCTACGGCGTTAAGTAGGTAAATTTTTAAGTCGGTAATTGTAGTCATTTTTATAAGTCTTTATGCTTTTGGGTACATTGAATAAAATATATTACATCGTAAATTTCGCCGTCGTGTGAACTTTCTACTTTTAAGCTAAGGCCATTTGTTACTACGTCGCTATCCGCGTAATAAGGTAAGTTAATAGCAAACGTATGTTCTACATTGTTACCCTTTGGAAATACAACCGTTTGGTGTACTCTTTCGTAAGGTGTGCCATTTCCGCCTTCCATAAAAATATCTAAAAAGCCGTTAGCGTTTGAAATAGTAGCCTTAAATGCTAAGGTTAAAAAGTAAACATCGTTTTCGTTTTCAGCTTTTATTTTTTGCGTGTCCGAATCGTAAAAAGGAACGGTACTATGTATATGGGTATTTATCACACTACCGGCATTGTTAGACGCGGTAAAAGGCGTTTCCCCTGTCATAACGTAAGGCGTTGCGCTAGTATATTGCGTGTCGTCATATCTAGCCCAGCCAACGCGTTCGTCGTATAAAACATTCACGCTTGCTTTTATTTCGTTAAGGTCGTCGGCGGTTACTTTGTTAATCGAAGGTAATTCGCTAACCTGGTTGTCTATTTTGGTAGTATATGTAATTTGTGCCATATTAACTCTGTAATTCTATTTGTATTTCGTTTTGTAAGCCTTCGGTTTTAGCTATTGGCTCAACTCTATTTGACAATTCTAATATTGCCCTGTAATATGTATGGTCTTTTAAATCGTCTGTTAAATATGTAACCCCCTCATTAACGCTAGTATAAACATTAAATCCGGCAGCAGTCAAATCTAAATAACCCACAGACCTTGTACGCAACAAAGATAATATTTTTGAAATAGCTAGGTTGCAATCTAATTCGCCACCGTCGTCGCCATTAAACCTTGTTACAACCTCAACGCGAGTAAGTAGTTCCATTGTTAGGCTGGTTTGGTTTTGGTCTATTTCGTTATTAGAAACGCTATAAACAATTATATAAGGCGCTACTGCATTGCTAGGCACCCTGTTATAAACTGGTAACGCCTGGCCGTTTAAAAGCACTTCGCCATTTAATTTTTCTATTATCGCCTTGCGTAAGTAATGTATAGCTTCTAACATTATTTTTTTGCTTTTTTAATTGCACTATCTAATCGTAATAATAAATTTTGTAACCCCTTCCTGGCGCTGCTATAAAAATATGGCCTAGCCGGTAGGTTTACTTCTTTAATTCCCTTACCCTTAAATTGGGCCGCATATTCTGACGGTATGCCAAGTTCTAGCATATCTGCTAAATCTACTCTAGCACCTGTTCCAAATTCAACGTATGGGCTATATGGCGCCTTACTAAATACTTCTATTGTATTGGTTCCGCTTTTTTGTAAGCCTATTAAATTTCTTAAATTACCAGTAGGTGCTGGTGCCGCCTTTTTTGACAAACTAACAATTTCAAAAGCCGTTTTTCCTATCTCATTACTAAACCCTTGCTTACTAAGTTGTTTTAACCTAGTCAGCTTTTTATCTAGCATTGCTAAAGAACTTTTATCTATTTTGGCGTTAATCAATTTTAGTAGCTTTTAATTCTGTTTTAAAATCTAGGACGCTATCGAACTTGGAATTAATCCTATATTCCGCTGGGTTGCTTCCTATCGTAATTACATCGCCTATATTAATGCCGTCTGCGCTCTTTTTACGCATTATTATTTGCACCTCTAACTCCAAAGAACGTTTGCCGTTTTCCTGGCTTATATCGCCTGAAATTTGGTTTACGTCGGCCCAATACGAAACGCTATAATCCGCAGTATTTTGCCAACCGCCAAATTCATCTTGTACCCTGGTTGTCTTTTTTACCGTAATACGGCTATTTAGTTTTCCTGCCTGCATTAAATAAACATTGTTTTGTAACCGCTTAATATGCTTTTTACATTTGTAGGTATTTCATTTACTGCTTTACCAATTTCAAAATCTGCCCTGTTATCGTAGTAATTAGATACCATTTGCAAAAGTGCCTGTTTAATAAGCCCGTCGTTTAAGCCAGCAGTTGTATATGTAATCTTTACGTTTAGGCTTGGCCCACCGTCTAACTCAATGCTTAAATCGTCCAAACCATATTCGGTATATGTAGCAGCTTCGCCCTCGACGGTTACGCTTTCAATAGTAGCAACCGGTGCAAAAGGTAAATCAAATAAACCGCTAGTGCTATCCATATAGTAAGTACGGTTTTTAGGTACTATGTCCCTGGAAATATAATTCTCGCACCAAATGCGCGCCTGGGTAATCATATTGGTAATAATAGCGTTATCGTCGTCGCTATCAATACGAACGTAGTTCTTTACGTCCCCTAGGGTAATTATCTCATTGCCTAGTAAACTATTTACTTTAATTTGGCGCATAGCTTAATTCTTTTTAGTTCTGCGCTTACGGGGCGCTTTATGTTCTTTTGTTTCGACCTCTTGTTTGTGTTCTTTTACAATAGGATCTTTGTATTCAATTGCAATACCTACGGCTAAGTAATGCCTTGCAATATTGTCTTTAACCTCAACAATTGTATTTTTTTTGTGTACTTGGTTGCCGTCAACAACGCTTTTTAACATTTGAAGTTTCATAATAATTAATTTGTGTAAAAATACAAAAAAAGGCGCTACCCTAAAGCAACGCCTCTTTCATTAACTAACTTATGTTTATTATGCAGAAAACAATAGCGCAAAGTTATTAAATTTATCTGTATTCTGTTTATTTAATCGCATACTTATTTGTCCCGTGTTTGGCATTATTAACCAATCGCCTGTTTGGTGCAAATAAATAGCGTAATAATCAAAGTCTGTCGGCTTGTATCTATTACTGCCCCATTGCAGCATATCGTTTTTGTCGTTACTATTGCTTACGCTCCTAGACTTAACCTGTATCTTTAAAAGGCGCTTACCGTTATCAATTATACAGTCGTAAACGCTAGCGTCTAAAATAGGCTTTGACACTTGCAAACCTAACTCCATACAAGTAACAAAAAACTTGTACTCTGCTAGGCAACCAATTTGGTTAATATCGGTTAGCATAAAACAAAGCTACAAAAAAAAGCGCCCTGTTTAACAAAGCGCCTTTTACATCACAAACAAATCAAACTATTTCTTTTTAAAATTCTTATAAACGTTATTCGCTTGAAGGGCCAGCATAAAGCTAATCACTAAAAAGCTAAACCAATTAAAATTAATAAAGGTATTGACCCACCACAGGCCGGCAACTAATCCTAATATAATTACATTACCGATTTTTTCACTTGTTAAATTTTCCATATTATAAATTTAATAATTTTTCATCAAATGGCTCTATTCCATCTAATTCCTCAATACAAAGTTTTTCAATATCTTCTATTTGTTTATTAGTAAGTATATCGTATATATCTGTTTTAGACCCTGCATATACATACTGCAATTCAAATTCGCTACCACTACCAGGGTAATCAAAAGCGCGTTCCTCGCCTTGGTAATAATTACCTTCAACTTGTAATGTTACATCGTTATAATTGACCTCCAAACTGCTCATATTCTATTTCTATTTTTCTAATTAGTAAATCTCTAACTTTTGTTAGCTTGTTTTTAACCAGTGCATTGTCCGAAATCTCGGCTAAATAAATGCAGTCGTTTAAATGCTCAAATATTTCGTCCATAGGTTGGTTATTTAATTTAAAGCTAATTTAAAATAAACTTTTAATATACCAAACAAAATGCAAAAATATTTTTAATTTAATTTTTAGGCATAAAAAAACCCCAGCTGTTAAGCCAGGGTTTAGTTTGTTATTTGCTAACTAATTAGGCAGTCTCTAAAGCTGCTTTGTCAGTTGCGAAATCTCCTGTTACAAATCCGTTTGGTAAGTAGTTAGTTAAAGCTACTCGCTCGCTTACTCTTACAGTTACGAAACCGTCTCTTACGTTAGTTCCATCTTCTCTAAAGAACTCAACAGATACGTTATCTCTAACCCATAATTGCGTTCCCATTCCGAAGTTACCAACTAAATAGTCTCCAGTTGGAATAGCCGTGTTAATTACAACAGGCACTCCTAAGAAAGTAGGCTGTAAACCTTGGTAAACAGAATCTTTAATATAGTGGTTATCTGAACCTTTCAATAATAAGATTTTGTGGAAATCAGTAGGGTTAAGCATAATATAATCAGCGTTGTAGTTAGATAACGCTAATTGGTTTAATGCAGCAGTCAATACGTCAAACTCGTTAGCAGCTTCTACTGCTCCAGCGAATCCACCTGCAGCAAATGCAGTTGCATCTGTAATGATACCGCTTAAGTTAGACCCTGTTCCAGCACCGCTTAAAATTTGCGTGTCCTCAACTTCCAATAATTTTTCTGGCGCTCTAGCCGAAAGGTAAGAAGTTAATTGTGGCGTGTCAGCTAACATTTCCTCGGAAATACGGAAGTAAGTACCGATTTTTCTTACGTTAGCATCAGCAGCAGTCATATCGAAATCAGACTGTGCCATTGTAGCGCCTTCTGCAACTGGTGCAGCACCGTTAGAATATCCGCTTTCTTTTACGAATCTTACTACGTCAGAAGTTGTAGATCCTTGTGGAATTAACTGTCTAGCGTGTACTGGTCTTGTTGGGTCAAATTTGTACCCAGCAACTCTTTGCGCTGGAATAACCTCGCCTGTAAAATCAGCGCCAGTTGTCATATCCGCTTTAATCTCAAAAGAAGCAGAACGAGAACCACCCCC